GACTGGTCAACAGAATTTTTAGGAAAGATTAATGAGGTATAGAGCAAAAGTATCCTACGCAGGGATAGAGCCTAAACCTGTAAAAATCAAGAAAGCAAAGGTGAGTTATGGCAAAGGGACTGTACGCAAATATACACGCAAAAAGAAAAAGAATTAAAGCTGGATCTGGCGAGACAATGAGAAAGCCAGGAAGCAAGGGTGCGCCAACAGCGGCTGCTTTTAAGCAAGCCAAAAAAACGGTCAAAAAGAAGAAGAAAAATGCCCGTAAGAAAAGTTAAAGGAGGTTACCGCTGGGGTAAGTCTGGAAAGATTTACAAAACTAAAAAAGAGGCAGAGAAGCAGGCGCGAGCTATCTATGCCTCAGGCTATAAGGGAAAGAAGTAATGCCATACGGAAAAGGAACTTATGGAAGTAAAGTGGGAAGACCTCCAAAGAAAAAGAAAAAACCCATGAAGAAGGGGAAGAAATAGGAGACATATATGTTTGGACTACCATTAGAAGCTGTTAGTATGCTAGGTTCTACAGTCTTAGGAGGAGTTATGAAACTCTGGTCTCAGTCTCAGGCTGATAGAGCAGAGCAACAGAAACAACTTCTAGAGCGTAGAGAACAAAATGCTAGAGTTGTACAGCAAGCAAGACAAATGCAGAATCCAAATGCTGCATGGGTCAGAAGATTTATTGTTGTAACTTCTATGCTTGGAGGATTAGGTATTGTATTCGTTGCACCATTGATGGATTTACATACTAATGTTCCAATTGAAGTACAAGAAGGATTTAAATTTCTATTCTTTGATACTACATCAACTACTACAGAATATTTAAAACTTGATGGATTTGTAACACCTGAATGGTTACCTGTAGCAATCATGAATATCATCGGTTTCTACTTTGGAGCTAACGCAGTTAAAAGATAAAGTTCATCCACCTACTCAAATTTAATATTGACATTTTTGAGATTTTCGGTATAATTATAATTTGTCGTGAGTGACAAGCATAATAGGAGAAAATTTCTTATGATGGAACAAATTAAAGGGTGGATGAAAGAAGCCACTGATATTGGTATTTCTTTAATCGCACTAGCAATCGTACTACAAATAATCTTTGGATCTGTGGTCCCATTTGTAGGCGGAGATATTATTGGTACAATTACTGGTATTATTGCACAACTAGGAGCTCAAGGCTTAGTTGGTTTGGTAGCAGCAGCGGTACTATATAAAATTTTAACAAAATAACTTTTAGCACCCTTCGGGGTGCTTTCTAATTCGGAGAAGAGATGCTAGAAATTAGCAGAGACGATATATCACCAGATAAGATTATCGACTACCCACAAGACGAACGATTTATTAAGTTACCGATTTTAGGCTATATGGAACTCTTAGGAGTTGAGCCTATTAGATCTCAAATGGCATTAATCAATGCAGTCAACAACCCTGACTATCGTTTCATTGTAGCAGCTCTTTCTCGCCGTCAGGGTAAAACATATATAGCAAATATAATTGGACAACTTACTGCATTAGTACCTAATACAAATGTACTTATTATGAGTCCAAATTATTCGCTATCTCAAATTTCATTTGAACTTCAAAGACAGCTAATTAAAAAGTTTGATTTAGAAGTTCAACGTGATAATGCCAAAGATAAAGTCATTGAATTGACGAACGGTAGTACAATTCGTATGGGTTCTGTCAATCAAGTAGATAGTACAGTAGGTCGATCATACGATCTTATTATCTTCGATGAAGCAGCACTTGGAGATGGAGGAGCAGATGCATTTAATGTCGCATTGAGACCCACACTCGATAAGCCTAACAGTAAATGTATTTTTATATCAACACCTCGTGGTAGAAATAATTGGTTTTCAGAGTTCTATCAAAGAGGTTATAATGATGAATACGATAATTGGGTATCTATTCGTGCAACTTACCATGAAAACCCACGAGTTTCACTAAAAGACATTAATGAAGCTAAACATGCAATGTCAAAAGCTGAATTCAATCAAGAGTATATGGCAGACTTTAATACTTTTGAAGGACAGGTTTGGGACTTTAATTATGAAAAATGCGTTGCGGATTTATCTCAGTTATCGACCGATAGTATGGATGTAATCGCCGGCTTAGACGTTGGTTACCGTGACCCAACTGCATTTTGTGTTATTGCATACGATTGGGACTCCGAACTCTATTATGTGATAGATGAGTATTTGCATGCAGAACGTACGACAGAGGAACACGCTGCGGTCATACAAGAAATGATTGAAGGTTATGATATTGACGCAGTCTATATCGATTCGGCAGCTCAACAAATGCGATACGATTTAGCCCAGAATTACGATATTTCAACTATCAATGCAACTAAGAGTGTGCTGGATGGCATATCCGCTGTCGATGCTATTATAGACAATGATAGGTTGATCGTAGACCAACGTTGCACACATACACTTATGGCTTTGGACCAATATCAATGGAATCCAAATCCTAACCTAATAACAGAAAAACCACTGCATAATTCTGCATCCCACATGGCTGATGCATTAAGATATGCTTTATACACCTTTGTCGCTTCGGAGATTACGTTTTAAAGTTAGGAGGTTAAAAATGGTGGTTGACATTTTTGGTGAAGTTTGATATAATTATCATATATTCGAATTTATAATCACGCGTGTATTATACACAAAAGCTTAGCAAGGAGATTCTCAATGGCTACAAGTTTAACGTCCACTGGAATTACTTTTCCAGATGCGACTTCTCAAACAACTGCTGTAACTGACATTTCAGATCTTAACTCTAATATATCAAATACAGAGTTAGGTTACTTAAATGGTGTCACTTCGGCAATTCAAACACAATTAGATGGGAAGCTAACTGGCAACCAAACAATTACATTATCAGGTGATTTATCTGGTTCAGGTACTACAAGTATTAATGCTCAAATAGCAGCAAATGTTGTAGGTGCTTCAGAATTAAATGTTTCTGGTAATGGTTCAAGTGGACAATTCTTATCATCTGATGGAGATGGTTCATTTAGTTGGGCAACACCTAGTGGTGGTGTAAGTGTGCTCGCAGCTCAAGGTAGCTCCGGTTCAAGTTCATTTACTGCAGCAGGTAATAGTCTATATATTTCTGGAGCTGGCGGCGGCGGTGGTGGCGCAAAGGCGAGAGTAGGCGAGAGTTATGATACCCAAGTTATAGGCGGTGGTGGCGCCGGTGGTAAAATTGTTATGGGCGCTTTTTCAGCTTCTTCAGGCAGCACTTATAATTATACTGTTGGTGGTGGAGGCGCAGGTGCAACTTCTACTTCTAATAATGTGAATGCTGGTCAAGGTGGTCAAGCAACTACGGTGAGTGGATCAAGTGTTTCATTATCTATAGGTGGTGGTTCCGGTGGAAACACCAGTGGTGGTTCTGGCGGAAACGTAAGTGGCGCCGGTAATAATCATGGAGTTCAAGGTTCAAATGGTGGCGGAGGCTATTACGGTAGCTTCGGTGGAGCCGGTGGTGGAGCCGCTGGTTTCTTAGGTAACGGCGGAAGCACTAATCAATCAACAGTAACTGGAGGCGGACAAGGACAAGGTGCTGGAGCAGGCGGTGGCGCATATCGAAATAGATATGGACACAATGGTAATGCAGCTTCAGGACGAAGCGGATTTATTTACGTAGTAGGATAATATCATGGCAACATATTTAGAAGTAATAGATGGAGTAGCTGTTGGCGGTTTATATGACGATTCCTGCGAAGGATTTACTGTACCAGATAGCTGGGTAGATATAACAAGTGAAGATCCACAGCCTTCAATAGGCTGGGAATACGATGGTAGTACTTGGAGTGATCCTACGGCCGAAACAACTAGACAAGCAATAAGACAATCACTTAAAGATGGAAGGCTCAAAAAAGTAGATGAAGAAATTCAATTATACTTAGATACAAAAGAATTGGTCGATGCAGGAGTAGAAGGCGCTTCATTAAGCATGTCTGCAGCAGCATATCAAGATAGAGTACAAGAAAGAGTAGATTTAAGAAACTGGGATGTTACAGGAACAGACGATATTCCTACAAAACCAACTTCTACATAACTTATAAATAGGAGAGCTAATTTTAGGTAGCTCTCCTTACAAATCAATTACGATTAAATCGTATCTTTATTAACTTAACTAACTCAAAACAACATATGGAAGCAAATTTTAAAGATTGTATTGGAGTATTTAAAAATGCTTATCCAAAACAATACTGTGAAGATGTAATAAGTGACTTTCAAATTTTAGACAGTGCAGGCTTTACATATAACCGACAAGAATCAGAAGGCACTTCTAAAATGAATAAAGATGATAGAGCACTTTTTACAGGAACTCTTCGTCCTGACTTATGCCCAGATACAGTTCCTCAAAAAGAAGCTTTACTAGATAGGTTACATTTTAACATAGCAAATGCTTTTAATCAAAGACTTTGGGAGTGTTATAGTCAATATCAAGAAAAATATTCAGTACTAGAAACTTATGCAAGTTTTACTAATTATTCTACTAAAGTTCAAAAAACAATACCTGGTGGAGGGTACCATCTGTGGCATACAGAAAATGCAGATCCAAATGTATGCAGAAGAGTTTTAGCTTATATTCTTTACTTAAATGACGTAGAAGAAGGAGGAGAAACAGAGTTTTTGTATTTAAAAACAAGAATAAAAGCAGAAGCAGGTACATTAATCTTTTTTCCTTCTGGTCTGATGCATGCTCATAGAGGTAATCCTCCTTTAAAAGAAGATAAATATATAGTAACAGGGTGGTTGGAGTTTTAAAATGCATGTTATAAGAGATAATTTTTTCAAAAATCCAGACAAGATTTTAGAGTGGGCAAACTCTTTAGAGTATGTCGAAAATAACAACAATTACCCTGGAAGAAGAACCGAAGAGCTTCATGAAGTTGATCCAGAGTTTTATCATCAAACAGTTCAGAAAATTATGATGTTATTAACAGATAAAGGGTACGAATATAACATTAGTATGCATTTTCAAAAAGTTCCTGAAGTGTGGGGCGATGGAGTAATACATTCTGATGGACATTACAATGCAATAATTTATTTCAATAAAAATGACAATGCAGGTACTAGCTTATATAGGATAAAAGATAGGTATGGATATAATCCACCAAACTATGGTATAATTCGGGAGGGGTTTGAGTCTGATAATCCTAATAAAGTCAATATAGAAAAAGAAAAAATAAGAGATACTTTTGAAAAAACTCTAGATGTTAAAGGACTATATAATAGGCTATTTTTATTTGATGGATGTGAGTTTCATGGAGCAAATAGCTTTAAATTAGAAAATAGCAAGGAAAATGAAGAAAGACTAATTTTAGTTATGTTTTTTCATAAAATAGCCTATAAAGACTTAAGTCCTGATGCTAAACTTGCAGGTACTTATATATAAAAATTATGGAAACTTTTACTATTGAACAGCCGATTTGGAAATTTAGTATAGACGGCTGGAAATCTCAAAAAGATAAATTATTATCAGAAATAAAGCAAGGAGGAATTTTTAGTATTAAAGAATCCGGAAATACAATATATAATACTGACTATCATTTAGCAAACTCAAAGATTCCTAGCTTTTACAAAGATACCGCAGTTTCTACTATTAGTTCATCTTTAGAGATGCTATCTAAAAAGTATAATTTAAGAATAGAGGTAACCAAACTATGGTATCAACAATATAAAAAAGGAGACTTTCATGCTGCTCATAATCATGGCGGTACTAATTTTTCTTCAGTATTATATGTTGAATTACCTGAGAATACTCAAACATCTTTTTACTTTGATTACGAACAAACTCAGGAATATAAGTTAGATGTAAAAGAAGGAGATTACATTATTTTTCCTTCTTCTATAGTTCACGAATCTAAACCACTTGAGTTAGATGAGACAAAAACAATAATTTCATATAATTTAAGTATCGAGTTTAAATAATAGGCAGATAACTTACTATCTGCCTTTTTTATACCACCCGACAAAAACACCAGTTGACTTTTTTGGTCATCTTTGATATAATTTACCATATAGACGAGAAATTAGAAAAATATCTGATGAGTGAACTAAAAAGAGATAAGATAAAATACATAAGAGACCGCGCAAAGTCAGCTTATGTAAAGGACGAAGAATGTTACATCTGTGGCGCGAAAGAGGACCTTGACTTTCACCACTTCTTCAGTGTAACAGCACTTCTTGATAAGTGGATTAAAGAAAGGAAACTTTCGATAAATACCGCAGAAGATATGATGGAAATGAGAGATGAGTTTATCGAGGCTCATTATGATGAAATTTATAATCAGACGGTTACTCTCTGTCACAGGCATCATTTAAAACTGCACTCTATTTACGGTAAGAAACCTACTTTAGTTACGGGACCAAAACAAAAAGGATGGGTCGAAAAAAGAAGGATAAAAGAATATGGGCTTTTGGAGTGATTTAAGGGAAAAGTTCAATCCCTCACAGCGTGAGATATCGCTAGAATACGGAACACAAGACCCTCTACAACCACAAATAATCTTTGAAAAAGCTTACGATAGACTAGAAGTTGTCAATCGAGGCGTTAATATGATTGTAGATGCGGCTTCACAAATAAATTTAGATGTTGGAGATAAAGAAGCCTTTCCAGGCGTTGTTACTGTTCGTTACCGTAGATTAAACGGATTACTAAACAGACAACCAAATCCATATCAGACAAAAGATAGCTTTTTTAGAAGCGTATATCTTGATTTGATTTTAGATGGAAATGCGTTTATGTACTATGATGGAGCACACCTTTATCATTTACCAGCAAAAAATGTGACAATCAACCCTGACACTAAAACATTTGTTAAGAGTTATGATTATCACACAGTAAGATACAAACCTGAAGAAATTATACATGTAAGAGATAATTCTTCAGATTCGATTTATCGAGGAAGGTCACGATTAGTATCAGCTGAAGACTCAATTGATTTGTTATACAACATGAGAGACTTTCAAGCGACTTTCTTCAAAAACGGGGCAGTCCCAGGACTTGTATTAAAGAGTCCAAATACTCTAAGTACTAAAGTGAAAGACAGATTAATTCAGTCATGGTCACAAAGGTACAATCCAAAGTCTGGTGGTCGTAGACCACTAATCTTGGATGGAGGACTAGAGGTTGATAACTTATCAACAATTGATTTTCAAAAACTTGATTTTGAAGATTCAGTTAAAAACCTCGAAGAGACTATCCTACATGTGTTAGGTATACCTCCAGTATTGTTTAACGGGGGCAATAATGCGAACATACGACCTAACCATAGATTAATGTATCAAGAGACCGTTCTACCTCTAGTGCGAAAAGTGATTGGAGCAATGGAACGATATTTTGGTTATGACCTTGCAGCAGCACTAGAAGAACTCTCGCCTTTACAGCCAGAGTTAGA